AAATGTTAGTCAAAGAAGCTGAAGCCCAAAAAGCTAAAGCTCTTCTCTCTTTGGAATTATTATCTAATCATGCTACTGGTATCGGAGATCACTCCACGGGTGATTTTTATAAAAATGCTGAAGAGGATCTTGTGATGTTGGTTGATGCCGATGACAAATTAGAAGCACTTACAAAATATTTTCCTAACAATTAAAATAAAAAAATGAAAAAATTCATTTCAAATCATCTTGGAGAATTACTAATTGTAATTTCTTTGTTTTTAACATTGTTACTTATTCTTAATCTTACCAATCAGTCCGAAAAATCAAAAAAGATCAGAAGAGAGAAACAGGAGTACAAGGATAGTTTGGAAACAGAATACTATAAAAAAATGTTGAAGTCTTACCCTTACGAACATAGTAAAATTACCGACTCAACAATGAAAACTTATTAGAATGGGACAGGACAATTTTGAAATGGTAAATCATCCGAACCATTATGGTGGTGAGAATAATCCATATGAAGTAATTAAAGTATGCGAGGCTTGGGATTTAGATAAAGATGCGTACCTCTTTAATGTTGTCAAATATGTTGCGAGAGCTGGAAAAAAATGTGCAACGAAGGAGTTAGAAGATCTCAAAAAGGCTGCTTTTTATTTGGATAGAAAAATAAAAAACTTAGAAAAATGAAAAAATTAAGTTTATTACATAATATTTGTTTTGGATTGGCAATAATCTCTGTTGTCGGAAGTATAATTACAGGTTTATTGGCAGGTAGAGACATAACTTGGCAGGGGATCTCATTACTGTGGATATCCTCAGCATTAATTTCTGAACTAAGAATAAAAGAATTGGAGGAAAAATTATGATTATTTGGTTAACGGGTCAGCCTGGCGCTGGTAAAACAACAATATGTAAGGAAATTTTGGATCTCAAAGATCATAGAGTTTTCCATATTGATGGTGACGATCTGAGAGACTTATTTGAAAATAAGGACTATTCGGAAGCGGGACGTAGAAAAAATATCGAACTCGCTCAACAGATAGCTCAATATCTTCACAATAAAGGTAAAGACGTATTAGTATCTTTGGTTTCCCCATACAAAGACCAAAGAGATAAGTTTAAAGAAAAAATGGGGAATAACTTAGTTGAAGTTTATATTCACACCTCTGAAATCAGAGGAAGAGAAAACTTCTTTGTTAAAGAATATGAAGCACCTTCAGGAAACTTTTTGGATGTAGATACAACAAATGAGACTGTTGAAGAGTCTGCAAAAAAAGTCCTTAGTTATGCAAAACGAACAAATCTCTAACGATAGAATACTTCTAAACGGAACTAAAGCTGAAGAACTTATTGAACCAATCACTTTGGAAATCTATACCAAATGTCCCTCAAAATGGAGATTGTATGATTTAGAGACTGGCCAGTGGTATCAAGGAACAAATAATCCATTGAAAGGAAAACAATGGGAAAAAATAAAATTATAAAAAATGCAAAAAATTCACGTTGAGGGAGACCCCAAACTCAAAAACACAGGGGCAAAACAATTTTCGATGTTCATAGGCAGGTGGCAACCTTGGCACGCAGGACATAGGTGGTTGATTGATCAAAGATTGAATGAGGGAAAAAATGTTCTCATTTGTATAAGAGATATTCAACCCGATGAAAAAAATCCTTTTTCTGCTGAAGAGGTTGAAAGGAACATCAAAAACGAGCTTTGGAAATTAATTGGGGAAGAAAGAGTTAAGGTTTTAATTATTCCCGATATTGAATCCGTAAATTTCGGTCGTGGAGTTGGTTACGACATAATCGAACATATCCCACCACAAGAAGTGGGAGATATCTCTGCAACAAAAATCAGAGAACAAATGAGACAGGAGGGTAAATTATGATTGACATCAAAGTAAGATGGAATACACAATGTAAGGATGACCATAACTATTGGAGAATTTTGATTGATAATGAAGAACACATTTGTTCGAATATCAAATTCGAAATACCAGTACATACCACTAAAGATATTGTGTGGGATTCTATTAGAGGACAAGAATTAGAAAAACACCATGTAAGTTGTAAAGCTAACGAGGTAATTTGGGACGGAGACGTTGTAACAATAAAATAAAATGAAAGAATTGGAAAATATAGTAAACACAATCATCAACGGTGATTGCATAAAAGTGATGGCAGAGATGCCCGAGAAGTCTGTAGACCTCATAGTAACTTCACCTCCGTATGGTGTTGGTATTGAATATGATACATTTCAGGATGACATGGAATTTGCACAATATAAGGTATTCTCAAATAATTGGTTGAGAGAAGCTTATAGAGTTCTGAAGGACGATGGTAGGATTGCATTAAACATTCCTTATGAAATCAACCGACAAGACAAGGGTGGCCGTGTTTTCATGGCGGCGGAGCTTTGGAATATCATGCAAAGCATTGGATTCAAATTCTTCGGAATTGTTGATCTCGAAGAAGAATCTCCTCACAGAAGTAAAACTACAGCTTGGGGTTCGTGGATGTCACCATCCGCTCCTTATATCTATAACCCCAAAGAATGTGTTATTCTTGCATATAAGAAACACCACATCAAAAAAGTTAAGGGAGAACCTCAATGGTCTGCTGTGATGGTTGAACAAGAAGACGGTAAGGAAAAGAAAACTTACACTGAAGAACAAAAAAGAGAGTTCATTGATTTGGTTTATGGTCAGTGGAAGTATTTCGCCGACACAAGACAAATGACTAAAGCTACGTTCTCTCTTGATATACCGAACAAAGCAATCAAAATATTGACTTATAAGAATGATTTGGTACTTGATCCTTTTGCAGGATCAGGAACAAGTTTGGTGGCGGCTGAAATACAAAACAGAAGATGGATTGGTATAGAACTATCGCCCAATTATTGTGAGGTTGCTAAAAAAAGAATTAAACTTTTCATTGAAGAAAAAAGCCAACCTGAGTTGGAATTTACAAAGGGTTCATAACGAACCCTTTTTTTATATCTTGGATATTTATAAAGAAAATTATAAATGTCTTCAATTGTAATTACGCACGATCAGTTCCTTAGAGTAAGTGAGGATTTGAAAAAGGAAAATTTGATCAAATCAATACAGGAAAAATGGGAAAAATGTTCTAAGCATCAAAGAATATTTGTTTTGGAATTCTTGAAAGCGGTACACCCAGAAAAGAAAAGAAAGATTCAAGAAATTATCGAAAAAGAAAAATCCAATACCCTCAATGAAAAGTGGTATAATACGGTGTTAGATATCGTTGGATGGCTCGATCCTACAGGAATAGCTGACGCTCTCAACGGAGTTATTTACTTGACTCAAGGAGAATATTTGTTTGGATTTCTTTCTTTCGTTGGAGCAATCCCATACGCGGGAGATGTAATTGCCAAACCTGTAATGTATGCGTTAAAACTTGGAAAACCCTCAGCAAAAGCTTTGAACGGAGTAATGAAACTATCAAAAGCAGGAAAAACAGCTGAAGCGGCTACTGAGTTGGCTAAATTGACATCACAAGGAGGAATTGTAGGTACTTTCGTTAAGGGTATTGGCAAAATTGGAACAAAATTAGAGGACCTAATAAAGGCGATGCCCGGAGGAGTTTTGAAAGGGTTCAAGAATACCCTGTTAGAATGGATTCAATTATTCAAAAACGCCGCAAAAGGTGGTACCGTAGCACGACAAGTAGGCGCTAATTTGGCTAAAAGAATGCCAAGAATGAGTGCTGCAGACCAAGTTAAAAATTTGGAAGCATTCAAAAAAGCTTTGGTTGCAGATAGATCTTTTGTTGGAAAGTTCATGGGTCCTCGTGGTCCATTCAGTTCATATAGAACACCTGGTAAGTTATTTTCTTGGAAAACATTTTGGGGAGGGATGCCTCAACTTATGGGTAGAAACAGATCTGTTAGGGCTCTTATGAGAAAAACTAAATGGTATTTGGGATTGTTGGACTTTTTAGGTATTGGTAATTTTGTAGGTCCAGATGAATTACAACAACAAATGGGTAATGCAAAATTCGAGGAGGAAATTTCGAAATACAACCAAACACAACAAGCACAACAATATGCTCAAGATGACTTTGGGTCAGGTACCTTATCTGACGACGCTGCACCACAACCAGCGGCACAACAATCAACACAACAACAAAGAACTGGATCATTAGACCCACTATCTTGGTTGTTACAAACTTCATTAAGTCCGAGATAACATGAAAGAAGAATTAGTTTTAAAATTAGTACAGATTCAAAATCAATTCAGATTTTTACACTGGCAAACCTTTGGTGACGCTAAACATAGAGCTTATGGAGAAATTTATGACTCTATGGATGATAAAATGGATATATTCGTAGAAGCAATGATGGGGAAGTACGGAAGACCGAGTTTCCCAAGTGAATTTGTCATAGCTTTTCAAGATATTCAATCTATGAATC